GGAAGCATCTAAATTATCCAATGATGTGTTACTACAGGGAGTGGTGGAGACCATCGTTAAGGATTCACCTGTTCTGCAGCGTCTACCCTTCATTGAAATCGTGGGCAACGGCTTGACCTATAACCAGGAGAATACCCTGCCCAGCATTGATTTCTATGATGTGGGTGATACCTGGGATGAATCTACACCAACCTTTGAGCAGATAACGGCTAACTTGAAGATTATGGGTGGCGATGCCGACGTTGATAATTTCCTTAAGGCAACCCGAAGTAATGTCCAGGATTTGGAGACAGCCGTCATTGAGCTCAAGGCTAAGGCACTCCAGGACAAGTTTGAGGATACCTTTATTTACGGGGACTCAGGTGTCAACGCCAAGCAGTTTGACGGTCTCAAAACACTCATTGATACGGCTACCGCCAGCGATCAGGTGATAGCTATGGGGGATACTGGAGCTACTCTGACGCTGAATAAGCTGGATGAGCTTATTGATGCTGTCAAGGGTGGCAAACCGGATATGCTGCTGATGAGCCGCCGCTCAAGACGGAAGATTAATGCTCTGGGTAGGGTAGCTGGAGGCATGATGGATACCGACCGGGATACCTGGGGGAACTTCGTCCAGTTGTGGGATGGTATTCCTATTGGCGTTAATGACTGGATTCTTGATACCCATGTCCTGGTTGACGGTCTGGAAACAGCCACCACTGGCGGGACCTGCTCTACCATCTATGCCATTCAGTTTGGGGAAGGTGCTCTTTGTGGCTTAACCAGCCCCGGTTTCTTACAAGCAGAGCCGATTGGCTCACTGGAGAACAAGGATGCCTCTCGAACCAGAGTCAAATGGTATGTGTCACTGGCTCTGTTTAGTGCGATTAAGGCAGCCGCTTTAATTGGAGTTCAGGACTAAAATAAATCGTTAGAGAGGGGCTAAGCCCCTCTCTAAATAAGGAGGTAAATTATGACAGAAGTTTACATAACACAACCCAAGCTTCACCGAAGTAATGTCACTAGTGTTGATGCTGCTGACCCGGCCGATACCTCTGGCGCTGTTGATAGTCAGGGGTATAAGGAGTGCCGTTTTGATATTACTATCACCGGTACCGACCTCTCCAGCCTGGAGACCCAGGTCATCTTCTGGAACTCGGGGCAGGAAAAGTGGTTTGGCGGTAGTAAGAGGGCATTTACCGCTACCGGACAACATGCCCTGGTGGTCGATTCAAGAGGGGCAATCATATTCCTTAAGGTAACCGCTTTCTCTGGGACATCATTCTCACTGTCAGCGGACTATGCCCTAAGCTAGGAGGTGAAAACATGCTTAAACTGGCCGGAGAACTACTAGAAGGACAACTGGCTGAACACGTAGCTGACCTTGATGCTCATACCAGAAACCCGTTTGAGGAGATTATAACGGGGCAGTATTCTAATGTTCTGGTTAATCTGGATACAAGCGTTAAAACATTAGTTGCTGACCATCTTTATGCTACCCCTTATATGGCAGCGCGGTTGCTTACGGTAGATAGGATAGCTGTTGAAATCAAAACCGCCGCTGCTGATAAGTCAGCCCGCCTCGGCATCTACCGAAATGGCACGAATATGTATCCAGGGGTACTAGTGCTGGATTGTGGCACTATAAATTGCGGGACTACTGGTGTTAAAGAGATAGTTATAAACCAACAACTATCTAAAGGACTCTACTGGCTGGCAATTGTCAGTGATGGGGCCCCACAGATCGAGCAGGCATTAGTGGTTAGCAAATTTTTGGGTGTCATTGGTAGCAATTATTCTAGTTACTATGTAGGTTGGGACGTATCACAAGCCTATGGCGTTTTACCAGACCCATTTACCACCGGGGGTTCCTTAGTACAGAACGTTAACCGAGTGCCTTATATTGTTTTACGCCCCAGTAGTTTGGATTAGGAGGAAGAAATGTCAGAGACGAGATGTGAAACAATCGAGACTTATGATAATAACGGTAACCTGATAGCAACAGGGCGAATTCCCTGCGTGATTTCTAATGAGGAACTGGAGAGGGTGGAAGCAGAGAAGGTGGTCACTGAACTCTCTACCCTCCCGGATGTTGAGCTAACTACTACTAAACTGAGAAGACTGGTAAAAGCATTAGCCAAGCTAAGGAGATAAACGATGAATCTAAGTGAGATGAGAGCCATAGTCAGGCGTGACCTCAAGGATGAGGATGAGGATAATTATCGCTGGACTAATGATGAGTTGGATAGGCACATCGCTCATGTCACCAGGGAGTTATCCGAGGCTATCCCCTGTGAACAGAAGGCGACCAAAGCTACCGCCTCTGGTTCCAGGGAGATTGATATCTCAAGCTTGAGTGACCGTATTATGGTTCAAGCCGTGGAGTACCCGGTGAACAATTTTCCCAAAAGGTTCCAGCGCTTTACCCTGTGGGGAGACACCTTAACCTTGCTTGGTGAGGAAGTCCCTGATGGCTCAAACACCTATATCTACTACGGTAAGCTCCATACTCTTGATGTCTCAAGTTCCACCATCCCTTCCTATCTTGAGGATTTAGTTGCTACTGGAGCCTGCGGCTATGCCGCTGTTGAGTGGGCAGTCTACGCCATAAACCGGGTTAATGTCGGTGGTACCATAGCCCCTCGGGAGTTTCTAGCCTGGGGGAATGAGAAGCTGAGGTTTTTAAAGAGTGAACTAAAGAGGTTGAGCAGGAGGAACCGGGTGAGAGTCCGCTCTATGTATAAACCCTGCTATCCCGTGGTCTCTAAGTCAACTGATTATGGACCTTAGTTAAGGAAAATACTGAGTTAAACATAGGGGATGATCGTGATAAACATCTATAAAGCACTGTGGTCAAGGGTAGGTGGCCGACCATGGACCTATATCCTGCGTGATGCCTGGCATAAGCTTGAGGGACTCTGGATTATCGGTCTTGTTGGCGTCGGTGCTGTAATGGGGCACTGGTTATGGGAGTCAGTCTTCTGGCTGCTGGCGGTTTTTGCTTTAGGCTACGTCGCTGGCCACCTGTTCTGGGGCAAGGGATATATCCCAAACCAGGGGGAGACCAATAATACAACCGGTGGAGTAGAGCAATGAGAAACTTATCGGAAACCCTGCTAGCTGCTCAGAAAGAGGCGACGAGAATCCCCTATGTTAAGCTCGAAGCTAAGAATAAGATTGCCGGAGTGGTCAGATACGACTGGTCACGGCTCTATAATGGCTCTGAGGAGGATTACTTTCACGCTGTAACCATGCCCGGTGACGGCTCACTTATCAGGGTCAGGGTAACGCCTTCGTCTGATTCCAGGAAACTATATCGTCAGAGGGTGGTTGACCCTGACCCTGAATCTGATTTCAGCCAGTGGACCTATACTAACCAATATAATGCGGTTATTGTGGCCTGTTGTTCATTAGGGGCTGAGGTATCTATCTTCTGGATTAAGAGTGACCGCAAGATTTATCAACTGGAGAGCACAGATTACGGCGTCAACTGGGGTAGTCCTCAGCTTCTGGGTTACACTCCGACCACTGCTATCTACGGCATCACCGCTGCTTATAAACCTAATGGGGATATTGCTCTTTTCTTTGCCGACCAGGCTATCTTGTACGTCATGAAGCGTGTTAGCGGTAGCTGGGGCAGCAGTATTGCCTGGGATAAATCAACCGGTGACCTGTCCGGTGTGGCTACTGTTTATGATGGCGATTGGAATCTCGTTGTTACCGGCAAAGATACCAGCAGTAATTATAAGCTCTGGTCGCTGGTATATGGTGATGGCAGTGAGTTTACCACTGGCACCTGGTCGGAGCTAAAAGAGATTGCTGTTGCCCCATCAGATGGTGATTTTCAGTACCACAGAGCTTTTCTGGATAAGCCAGATGTCTATCGCACTTTCTATGTGGAAAAGTTTACCGGAACGGAATCATATAACCGTCCTTTTTGGTCTTACTCTGTTCCTGATGCCGAATTTACCGATAACCTGTGGCATGAACCGGTGCCGTTTAACCTATCCTCGGAATACGGGCTGGCTATAGCTCACCATGGTGACTATTGCTGGCTATCAAACCCCAGTGGAGTATGGCGAGCCAGTAAAGTGGAACAGGCCATCAATTTGACTGCCGATGTACTCTCTCTAAAACAAGAGACTGGTGAAAAATCAGGTAGACTGATAGTGGAATTAAGGAATGATGAGGGGCAGTATGCTTTACTCGGGCAAGGAAGCCTGCAAACCATGAATATTGGCTGTCAGCTTGAATTCAGCCCTGGCTATCTGACTACGGCTGGTAACGAGGCAAGCTTGGGGCAAACCTTTATCCTTGATGCCTACGAGCATACCAGCTCTGCCGGTAAAGCCAGCTTGATGCTATACGCCTCGGATGGTTGGGGATTGTTAGATGCTTGGGTAGCCAGGCATCAATTTCGATGGAATAAGAGTTCCAACCAGATGAGTGTTAAGCAAATCCTTGAGTTTGTTCTTTCTCGTGTGGGCTTAAAGCTTGAGGTTAAATCTCAATCATCAGTGATAACCAGCTATTATCCTGATTTTGCCATCAACCCTGATAACCAGGGAGAAATAGTTGTCAGAAAACTATTATCCTATGTTTCTGATGTATTACTTATTGAGGGTAACAAAGGCTATATCATAAATCCACTGGCTACGGATAACTCGGTCTATTCTTATGGCTCAGCCCATCCAATATTCGAGGGCAGGTATAGAAGGGGAGCCTGGGCTATCAACCGAGTTCAGGTTGAGGGATATGACCCGGTAGGTGATGAGCCAATAGTCGTGGATTCTTTTGCTTGGGATGAAATAGACAAGCTCTATGACCGTTTGAGGCAGATTGATGACAAAAATATAGACACGGTAGCCGGAGCCCAGGCTAGGGGAGAAGCCCATTTAAGAGAAACCGAAATAGAATCAGGCGGAGGTGTAATTAGAATTCCGGTTGATTGTGGACAACAGCTCTACGACGTGATTGACATAACAGATATTCGAGCTGGGCTTAGTGCGGAGAAAAAGCGAATCCTCGGTTTGACCCTGATTTATAACCCTCGTCGGGGAGAATACGAGGAGCGATTATCATTGGGAGATGTTTAATGGCTTATAAGGAGTGAATAGAAATGAGATTGAAGAAAGCAGTGCTGAAAAGTTTTAACTCTGGTAATTATACTGCTACGGTCCAGCTTATCGGCAGTTACAAGGTATATCTGGAGGATGTTACTGTCGCCCGAAACTTGCCCATGGCCGAGATGACAGCAGGCAGGAAGGTAGCCGTGATACTCTTTGATGAGCATAATCCTAAGGAAGCAGTAGTAGTAGCCGTTTATACGTGAAAATATCTGGCTTTCAATCAAAGAAAGTCTGGATTAATATTGCTCTCAATGCGGAGGCTGAGATACATGGGTAACACTCATGGTATGGTTAGTAAGGATACCAACTTACCATAAGGAGTTACCATAATGAGAAAGCCGGCCAGCTTCTACTCCTTTAAAAGAAAGCCCATTACCTT